GAAAAAATGTCAGCGTTTATGATTTGGCTCTGCGAAAAAATGTCAGCCTAAAATTGTCAGCCTTGCCTTTACATTATCTTGAGCTAAACGACTATTCTAAAAAGTTTTCTCCTAAAACTTGGAAAAGCATTTTAAAAGATTTTAGGGGATATACCAAAAAAACAAGGAACGAAAAAGATATATTAGATACACTAAAAAAAATAAATAGAAAAAAAAGTTGACTAGGGAATTTATAGGTATAAAAGAAAATGTGAATTAAAACTAAGGGAGTACCAAGTGAAAATTGAAACAGAAAAAACAGTACCAGAAATTATACAAAGTTTGGTAGGTAAATATGGTATATTCCATATTCAATGGAATAAAAAAGATAAAAGAAAATTTTTAGATAAGCCTCACAGAATTAACCCCGATTATGATAAACACACTATTTTAAGAACAGGCAATTTTAGACTAGGGGTTGTTAAAGGTTTAAAAGGTGATAAAAGGACTACTAATCCTAGTGACTATATGATAGCTTATGATATGTCTAAACAAGGTTACAGAAATATTTATTATAATGAAATAAAAAAGATAGTAGCTAACAAAAAAACCTACTACGTTAAAGTTATAGACACAAAACGATTTAGATTTGGTCTAATTGAGGAAGTACAAAAAGGGGAGATAAATTAAAAAGTGATTAAAGGCAATGCAAAATTACGCAGATACACTACTATTTATCCTAAAAGTGTATACACTATAAATAGTTGGGAAGACTATAGAACCTATGGCAGTACACTTCTAAAACAATCTAATAATAAAAAATTGGGTAAGGTGGTGAATAAGGGGGCTTTTAAAGGTAAGCCTCTTTATTCATTGAGCTTAGTTGAGCGGTTAATGGGTTGTTCTAAAAGTTGTCATCATTGGGATAGTTGCTATGGCAACAATATGCCATTTGCTCATAGGTTTAAAACCGATAAAAGAAAAAAAGTATTTAGAGATATATTAGAATATGAATTACATAATCTAACAAAAAAACATAAACAAGGAATACATATAAGACTTCATGTATTAGGGGATTTTTATAGTAAAGAATATATTAATTTTTGGTATGTAATATTAAAGCTATACCCTAAAATAAGTATTTATGGTTATACAGCACATAAGCCAAAAAGTATGTTAGGTAAACAAATAAAAAATGTCATCAGTAAAATAGGTTTTGATAGGTTTGCAGTTAGATTTAGCAATGCTAACGTAAAATTGTCAGCTAATAGCACTGAGTATAAACCCCAATTAATCGCTTCAAAAAATGTCAGCTTAAACCTAAAATCAATTCCATGCCCCGAGCAAGAAAACAAAGTTTTGAACTGTGTTAGTTGTGCTTTATGTTGGAATAAAAAAGCTGAAAATATTTTATTCTATACACACTAAAAAATATGTTAGATAAGAATAAACCTCAATTAAAAATTAATTTAAATAGAAAATTAAGTTATGAATTAAATTATAGTATCTTAAATAATATTTTATCTTTATTTGTACCTATAGAAAATTCCAATAAAACAATAAAAGTTAATTTTCATATAATAGATATTTTATCCTCTAATGGATTTGACATAAAAAAAGTGTTTGTAAGTGAAATAAAAAATGATAAGGCTAGTATATTGCAATTCCGCAATAAAAATAAATAGCATTTACAAATGGAGTTTATAAAATGCAAAATTTAGAAAGTCATGTTACCCACAATAATTTATTAGATGTATCTCATTTTGATATGCCAATAAAAAGTGAAACTAACCCAACTATTCTATTAAAAGATATGAATGGAATAGAACAAAAAACTACTATGGATAACCAAGTTGTAGTTTATCGTCCCGATACTATGGATATTTTAGGGCGTTCACGTTCTAAAAAATATAAGATAGTTGAGCCTAAAGAACTTTATACTGCCCATGCTAAAAAACTATTAGAACAAAAAGATTTACCCTTATCTGATGTAATAGTTGATGATTATGTGTACGAGGGTGGGCGTAAACAAAAAAGAACTGTTACGTTACCTAGCTTAACTAAAGAGATGAGTGATGGCAGTAAAGTATCCATGAGGAGTGATATTTTTAATTCTGTTGACATGAGTTGGTTATACCAAGCGTTCGCAGGTGCTTATAGGGACTTATGCAGAAATTCTCTGGTGTTTGGCGGTCAGCGTATGTACCATATTAAACAAAAACACACTACGGGCTTAAATGTGTTATCTACTCTAAAATCAGTAGGAAACACTTTTAAGCTATTCAATGAAAATAAAGAGCTTATGGATAAAATGCTAAAACAAGAAATTAGCGTTAAAACTATGGCACATATCTTAGCTAATAATATCTGTAAGAAAAAAGAAAGTAGCAAAAAATTATTAGATGATACTTCTATTTCTGTTAACTATAAACTTCTAGATTACTTCATAGATAAGATTGAGGGTGAAAGCGGAAACTTAGGGTACACAGTTTGGAATCTCTATAATGCTCTAACTCATTGGAGTACACATATTGACGATACTTTTGAAAGACTAGATGAAAAGGGTGTAGCTCATGAAATTAAGATGACTAGGGCTGATTCAAAAGTACATACCGCTAGAACTAAAAGAGAGGATAAGGTAAGGGAATTTATGAATAGTGAGGATTGGCAAAAATTGTTAGATAACACTTATATTTTTACTTCCTTACACCCCAATATCCAAGAAAGATTAAATTAGATTTTGTCAGTAGAATTTATTAATAATTATTTTTGGAGATATTACGTTATGGAAGATTTTATATTAGCGATTAGTAAAGTTTTTTGGATAGCTGTTATTATATTTATTCTTTTAGTTATACTTTAAAAACAAAGTAAAAAATATTTAAGCCCGCCTGTATTTTATAAGCGGGCTTTTTTTATTTCTTGTCTTAATCTAACCTTATATGCTATCTAAACAAAATTATTCAATAATGGTTATTGAATGTTAATTTTAACGTATGGGAGTTTAAATATGTTAAGTGAAATAATTAAATTAAGAATAATCTATTATATGCATTTATATTATATTTTGAATACCAAGCTAATTGAATACAAAAAGCCTGTTCAATTAGATTTGTTTGTTAGAGGTACTCATGCAACTAACTAGACAGCATTTTATTTTACTTGCTGATGAACTGGCGGAGGACAAGCTAAACTATAACCCGCTTGCTTATCATGAGAAGTTAAAAAGAATGTTAAATTTCTGTAAGGAAGTAAACCCTAGATTTAAGAATAAAACCTTTTTAACTAGAATATCTAAAACTTATGAAAAGTTAAAAAAAGAGCCTTTTAGATTAGGTGGCACAATATGAGTATATTCTGTGTAATTATTATTCTTTATATAGTTTTATGATTGATACTTATATCCTCTATATGCTTTGTATTTGTTTAGGCTGTTTTTTACTTGCTTTCTTTTTGAAATAGGTATTAGATAGCCTTTAAATTTTAAACTATAGGAGATTGCCTATGTTGTTATGAACTAATTAAACTTTTCATTAATTCCTCTAAGTAGCCCCGCCTTGTATTTGCGGGGCTTTTTATTTGTTTCTAGGTGTATTCTATCGGGCTTTTGGTACTAGTTTACATAGTATTTGAATTAACCCGCTAGTGGCTTATTTATAGGCTTTTTTAGGGTTCTATTTGTTCGCCCTAAGCATATCAAACAAGCCCCTAAAATTTCGTTAACTAGAACCTAAAATACTTTTGGTAGTCTACCCTAATATACCCGCTAACTTGTCAGTAGTATTTATGCGGGCGGGCGTGCGGGGAAACTTCTTTTAGTAACCTAAAAATAAGTTAGATACCTTTTAAATTAGTTCTAGATAATGTTGGGGGTTTCCCAGTTTATTACTTCCGATAATCTACAATTAGCTGAAGTAATATGATAACTGTAATTATCGTATCTTATCGAGGTAAGTCATTGATTTTACTGTATATTATAAGGTATGATAAATATATATTTATATGGGGACACTAGGGCCACCCCACCCCATACCATAGCTTGTATGCAACGTAGGTAGAATTTTACCGGAAATCAGCCATAAACCAGAACGGTAATCGCTTGTATTAAGGGGTAACCCAATACGGGGGACGTTAGTCCCCGGGTAGGGGGTATACCCCTTTATTATACACCTAATTTCAGGTTTGTCAAGTAAAAAATTTATTTTCTAGAAGAAAAAGCTTGACAACTAGCGAATATGGTGTATAATATAATAAGGTGAGTACAAAACAGGCACATATCTCGTCAGTCTATTAAATTAGTATATATAAGGATGATATGGTGCGTAGTGTACTATAAAAAATACATACAAAGGAGGAGGTGGGTATGTCGGACGTTTTAAAGAAAATGGGGCCTCAAAAGGGTAAAAAAGATACAACAAAGAAACCTAGGAAAAAATTTGTAGGTTTAGCAGCAAAAGCAAAAAGGCGTAAACAGGTAAGTGAGTCCCGTTTAGCACAGCGTACAGGTATATCTGCTAAAGATAGAAGAATAAAAGAACTAATTAAAAAACTTACAAAAAATCCTGAATTTTATAAAAAAGGAATACCTAAAAAAAAACCAGATATTGATTGGGAAAAGTTAATTCCTAAATTAAAACCGTTTGAATTACTAAAAAAAGTAAAACCTCTCTCTAAAAAGGATATAGAAAAGTATCTTCTAAAGAAAGGGGGGAAAGCCTAATGGACAAGGACAAAAGAAAAAAATTGGTAAAGGATTCTATGAAAAGTAGAATAGCTTCTATAAATAGAAGTGTGGCTTCTCCTAAGTATATAGCTAAAGAATTGTATGGTTTAGATACAAAAAAGTTAGATACAACAAAACAGTCTGATTGGTTTAAAGCCTTTAATTTAGCTATTAAAATGAAGGGTGAGTCAGGTGGTAGAAAAATATCTGATAAAGACATTAAGAATGCTTTAAAAAAGGTAATAGATGCTAAGAAAAAAGGCAAGCCCCATCTAAAGAAAGGTGGCAAGGCTAAGAAGAAGTACGGCGTTGTAGGTAAACCAACTCTTAGAAAAGGGGGGAAAGCCTAATGGACAAGGACAAGAGAAAAAAATCGGTTAAAGAGAAGGAAAGGATAGAAAAACTTCTAGATGAATTTTTTAATAAGCACGCTAAAAAACTTAAAGAGCCTGCGGAATTTTGGCGTATATTGAAAAAAAGACCCGGAAAACAGAGTATACTATTAACTAAAAGAAAAAAACCAAGACAAGAACCTTTAGATATGAAACACGGCGGCAAGGCTAAGAAGAAGTACGGCGTTGTAGGCAAGCCTAAGCTTAGAAAAGGCGGAAAGGCCAAGTGAACCACTTACTCCCCCAAAAACACAAGCAGAAGAAGGAACTGACGGAGAAGCAGGAGCTATTCGTTAGTGCCCTCATCAGGAACGGCGGAAGCGTACCCAAGGCTATGAAAACGGCCGGGTATGAGGCTACCTCACGTTCTTGGCTAGTGAACTCAGTATCCAATGAAATAGTAGAACGAACACAGAATTACTTAGCGACACACGGAATGAAAGCAGCTACTAACTTAATTAACGCCTTAGATGAAGACGGAACAACCCCCAAGGGTGACTTACGCTTGAAGGCGGCAGAAAGTCTTCTCAACAGGATAGGTATAGGTTCACGGGAAACTGTAGACCACAACGTAACAGCACTGCATGGTGTAGTACTCTTACCGAACAAGGAAAGAGAAGTTATACTAGAGGGAGAGAATTAGATGACTGAAACTAAAGTAGGAACAGGATTTCATAAAGGTTCAACCTTTACAAAAAATAAGGATGGTACGGTAGACGTAGTTACCAAGGATGGTAATAAAACTACATATTCAAAAAGAGATTGGAATAAAGCTAAAATGCAAACAGTATATAGAACTGTTAATGAAGAAACTGGCAAGGTAGAAGAAGTATTTGATGATTCTAAAGCATTTAGATGGTTAGAACGAAATACTACCAGAGGACAGATGGAACGAAAAGGTGAACCTCTTCAACCTACTTTAGCAAAAAAAGTTAAGAAAAAGGGTGGCTATATCAAGAAGTACGCTTATGGAAGTATAGTGCGAAAGGTTAAAGGGATATAGTGGCGGTACCGGCAGTAGCAGTAGTTTTAGCTTTCATAGCTAGAGTAGGTGGCCCTTACGCTATCAAAAAAGCTATAAAGAAATTTGGCAAGAAGGCTGTACAAAAAGCTACCAATAAGATGACGTATATAGGTAAGGAAATTGCTAAGAAATCCAAGTCATTCAAAGATACGAAGATAGCGAAGGAATCAGCTAAGATACAAAAGAAGTTGAATTTATCTAACAAACCTCCGTTCTATAGGAGACTAGAAAAAGGCGGAAACGTAAAGAAATATGCAGGGGGAAGTACTGTGCGGAAACCTAGGAGTTACTAATGCCAAAACTAACACCCTTACAAAAGATAAAAAAAGAACTAGAAAAACTAGAAGCCTTACACGCAAAGGAAGAGGCGATAGTTGAAAAGATTGAAGGAGTTATTGACGAGGCTGAAAACGAGGAGTAGATGCCTAACGAAAACCCAAGTATTAGATGAACCTAACAACAACAAAAGACAACAGATTTAGACAATGGATAAAAAAGAATTACAGAGTAGACCCCAACGAATTAAAACCACCGGAATTGCACGATAAATTTATCGTATACCTAGCATGGAAGAAAGCAGAACAACCACCCAACACGAAACAAGAAAAACCTCAACAATACCTTACGGATACAAATTAGATGACAACAAGAAGACGCTATTACCCATCCCAGAAGAGCTTACGGCTTATAGAAAAGCAAAAGATTATCTACAATCTTGCTCTTATCGGGAAGTTGCTACTTGGCTATCAGCCACGACAGGACGTACCATATCAGCTCAAGGGTTACGAAAAAAGGTCTTAGGAGAAAGGAATGGCGGGTAATATTAAAGAACCAAAAATAAAAGAAATTGAACTTGATAAGAATTTAAAGAGTTTAATAAAAAAAGGATTGGTTATAAAAGTTAAAGGTGGATATATTCTGTCCCCATTAGGGATGAAGTTATTTGGAGGAAAAAATGGTAAGCCTAATAAAAAAGGTGGAAAAATTAAAACTTATAAAAAAGGCGGTAAAGCTAAGTGAATGAAGTACCTCCTCCTAAACCTAAAAGGCAGTACAACTACAGTATTTCTACGAAACTTAGGAAAGCGGCTCAAAAGAAGCTACGCCAAGCTAAGAGGACAACTGAAAACAAGGTAAAACAGGTAAAAAGACAGCGAGACAAGGTTAGGTTCATAGAAAAAGGACTTAAAAAGATAGAAGGAACCTTAAATGGTAGAAATCCGGCTGCTTTAACTGAGGATGACATAAAAACAGCACCAAAAGTACTGAAGGAACACTTAGAAAAAGAAAATATAGTATTTCAACCCAATATTGGGCCACAAACAGATTTTTTAGCCTCTCCGGAACGTGATGTTCTGTATGGAGGTGCAGCAGGCGGTGGAAAATCATATGCTCTACTAGCTGATTTACTTAGGTACGCTCATTTACCCGACCACAGGGCTTTGTTAATTAGACGAACTCTCGATGAATTAACAGAGTTAATTGATAAAAGCAAGCAATTATATCCTAAAGCATTTCCGGGAGCAGTATTTAAGGAATCAAAATCCATGTGGATATTTCCTAGTGGAGCTACCGCTTGGTTTTCTTATCTAGATAGAGACAAGGATGTTACAAGATATCAAGGACAAGCTTTTAATTGGATAGGTATAGATGAAATAACACACTATCCTACTCCTTATGTTTGGGAGTACTTACGTTCACGATTAAGAACGACAAATGAAGAAGTAAAGCCTTATATGAGGTGTACAGCCAATCCCGGCGGTGTAGGTGGATGGTGGGTAAAGAAAATGTATATTGACCCTGCTCCTCCACATGAAACATTTGCAGCTAGGGATATAGATTCAGGCGATATTTATAGATGGCCTGAACAACATGAGAAAGCAGGACAACCTCTTTTTCAACGAAAGTTTATACCTGCTAGATTAACAGATAATCCTTACTTGATGCGGGATGGTCAATACGAAGCGATGCTTCGTTCCTTACCGGACGTAGAAAGAAAAAGATTACTCGATGGTGATTGGGAAGTTGCGGAAGGTGCAGCTTTTCCGGAATTTATGCGTTCTACTCATGTAGTAGAACCATTTGAAGTTCCTATAGGATGGCAACGAATGCGTTCTGGTGATTACGGATACGCCTCTCCATCTTGTATATTATGGGGTTGTATAGATTTTGATGGTAATATCTATATTTATCGTGAGTTGTACAATTCGGGATATACAGGTGATGTATTAGCTCGTCTTATACTAGAGATGGAAAGAAATGACCCTGAGATGTTTTTATCTGTACTCGATACAAGTTGTTGGAATAAAACAGGACTAGGCCCAAGCATAGCAGAAACTATGTTTAGGAATGGTGCTCGTTGGATTCCGGCTGACAGGGATAGGGTATCAGGAAAAGTGGAAGTTCATAGGCGATTAGCGATGAACCCATTAACAGCAGAACCAAGATTAAAAATATTTAGTACGTGTACAAATCTAATACGAACTTTAGCTAGTATACCGACTTCCAAAACTAATCCAGAGGATGTAGATACAAAAGCGGATGACCATGCTTATGACGCATTACGATACATGATTATGACACGACAATCTAACCAACCAACACTTAATACTGCACTTAATAAAATAAAAAATAAAGTACAGTATGAACCAAGTGATTCAGTTTTTGGGTATTAGGTAATATTCAAAGAAAATAAGTAAATACATAAAAAGGAGAAAACTATGCCACAGAATGATTATAACTATGGTAAAGCTTATATTTGGAAACAAGATAAGGAAAAATGGAATAGGGCTGATGCTCCACTAACTCGTGAAAAGAAAGATTTTGACGCTCATGGTGGAACAGGACAACCTAAACAATTTATTCAAGCTGTTCCAACTAAAAAAAGTGAAAAACTAAGTTCTAAAATTATGAATGCAGATAAAGAAAAACCGTTAAACGGTAATAGCAACGATTAATTATAAAGGAAAATATGGCGGATATTAAGCAAGGAACAGACCAAGCTTCAACTATGCCATCAGAAGAACTACCCGGAATTATTGGGTATGTAACAAATAAGTATACAGAATCAAAAACTTCTCGTCAAACACATGAAGCTAGATGGTTACGTGCTTATAAAAATTACAGAGGTGTCTATGATAGCACCACTCAATTTCGTGATAGTGAAAAAAGCAAAGTCTTTATTAAGATAACAAAAACAAAAACACTGGCTGCTTATGGTCAGATTGTTGATGTTTTATTTGCTAATAAAAAATTTCCGATAACAGTTGAACCTACACCTGTACCAGAAGGTATAGCAGAATACGCACACCAAGCAGTACCGGGTGAAGAACAACTACAATCTCCGTTTGGGTATAAAGGTGATGGTAAAGAATTACCTCCGGGTGCTACCGAAGCTATTGCTCCTATGGATAAATTAGGTGGATTAAAGAATAAATATACCGGTGCTACTATTTTAGAAGGAGCAGGAAGATTACCTAATCAACCACAAATATCTCCGGCTAAAGAAACTGCATTACGTATGGAAAAAGTTATTCACGACCAGTTATTAGATAATAACGCTGTTAATACTTTACGTCATTCTATATTTGAATCTGTTTTATTAGGTACAGGAATTGTTAAAGGCCCATTAAATTACAATAAAACTGTTCATAAATGGACAGAAGATAAAACTTATATTCCTTATGATAAACTAATTCCTAAAATTGAAGCAGTATCATGTTGGGATTTTTTTCCTGACCCTGCGGCTACAAGTCTAGGAGATTGTGATTATGTAATACAACGACATAAATTTACTCGCTCCCAGTTGCGTGACTTAAAAAATATGCCTTTTTTTGATGAAGAAGCAATTGAAAGTTGTTTGGCTATGGGTGGTAATTACAATACAGAATATTATGAAGATATTATTCAAACTTATGACAAG